CGGGTGGGCTGGCGGGGAGAGTAAAGCAGTGCTTTAGGCCGAAGTCAAGCGGCGCTTTAGGGCTTTAGTTTTTCGCTGTAGATGACGGCGTCGGAGGTGGCGCAGACCAGGCCAACCAACGTCCCTGGGATGCCGAATCTTCTCGCCCTGCTTTCCACGGGGTACCTGATCGTCGCGCTGCTGTAGTAGGGCTCCCCCTCGATCACTTTGGGCTCCCTTACGGACATGACATACCCCAAGCGGATAGCCCGCCCTCTCAATGCGCGCGCGTCCTCGAGCGGAACGGGGCACTCGAATGGAAGCCGGGGATCGCCCAGTTTCGAGCGGAAGCGAGGGCCTGACAGAGCCTTCTTGGGGAACAGGAAGTAGAGGTCCTTGCGCTCTTCGGACCGCACGCGTGCCTTCGCGCCAAAGGCGTTGGTGCCGTCGTACTCACTGGTGTCCCTGAGCAAACTCGCGAACTCGCATGCGTACCCCTCTTTGAAGGGGTACTCACTCGTGCAGTGGATCGGATGGGCGCGAGCGTAGACCTGCCTGTCAGCGTCGTACTCCATGTTCGACATCTGGGGGAAGAACAGATACGCCGCGTCCAGCGAGATCGGGGCGATGAGCTCACCGCTGTTTGCGGTCCTGGTGGCAAACTCTGCCGAGGTCTCGTACTCGTCCTTCTCGAAATGCTTCATCTTGTCCTGAAGCATGGAGAAGAAGTGGCTCAAGTCCACGCCCTGGGCTGTTGGTGCGTCGAAGTCGAACTCCAGCGGCGCCCACGCCGGCACCTCTATGGCCGATGCAGGCTCGGCCTCTTCTGCCGCCTTGGCCTCGGGCGGGTTCTGTGGAGTACATGCCGCCACGGCCAACACGCAGGCAACGCTGACCCACTTCCTCCCCATGCCAGTTCCCTCAGCTCAGTCGATCAATTCGATTCCGCAGGTATACCTTGCCGCCGATCAGTGCCTCGGGCGGGAGCGGGAAAGCAGGGTAGAGCGCCGCGTTGGCGGACACCACATAGATCGCGCTGCCGCGATCCTGCAGGCCCTTGATCTGCTGCCCGTTACCGGTGTTGATGAGGTAGATGCCGTCGCCTTCGAAGGACGTGATCCCGGTGTCCACAATCAGGGTCTCACCAGGTTGGATGATCGGCAGCATCGAGTCACCGCGGCCGGTCACCAAGACGAGACGCCCAGGGGGCGGCACGAAACCCACCACCGACCGCAAGTAGGCCGGTCGGAAGTCCATTGAGCGGATTACCTCCGGGAAGTCCTCGTTCGTACGCCCATCCCCCATATCTGCCTCCCCCTCAAGCTGGTACACGCGGACATGATCACGGGCGGCACTCTCACGGTCTGAGATGTACACGGGGCCAGGTTCCCGGACGACGCGAACGTTCTCCGGCTCGTGCATGCCGAAATGGGAGAGAGGCTTGCCGGTCAGCTCGGCCAGGAGCGGCAAACGGTTCTTGTTGAGCTTGCCGGTCCGCAGCCAGCCTGACACGGCCTGTTCGGTGATGCCGAACGCGGCAGCGATCTCTTTCTGGGTGCGCCCGGACTCCTCGATTGCAGTCCGGATCGCGGCGGCCATGGATTGGGCGTCAAGCATCGCTTGATTGTGATTGCTCTAACTGGATGGGGGAATAAAGCGCCGCTTGACACACACTAAAGCGGCGCTTTAGTGTGTGCGCCCATGAACCCGATCAACGAAGCGGTTTCGGCATTTGAGGGCGGCCAGGCTGGTCTGGCTCGGTATCTGGGCGTGAGCCCGCAGGCCGTCAGCCAGTGGGTCACCGGGCGGCGCCCGGTACCGCCGAAGCATGCACTGGCCATCGAGCGCGCCACGGGAGTTCCCAGCGCTCAGCTGAGGCCCGACGTGTTCGGGGCACAAGAGCAGGGTGCCTCCCATGCCGCGTAACACCAGCTCCAGCCATCCCACCGGAGAAGCTCCCATGAACATCGTGGAACGGGCGCGCGTCGCCCTGCGCAACTGGATCAACAAGCCCAGCCAAGCCGAAGCCAAGCACTCCGCGGAGCAGCGGGCCGAGGGCCGAGAGGCCGCGCGGCGGGTACGGGAAGAGACCCTGCGCGACACGCTTAACCAGATCGGCACCGCCTTCGACCAGGAGGCGGAGTGGCAGCGCAACAAGGGTACGCAGTCGTACCAGCTGTGGCTGGAATCCCAGCGCGCCTGGGTACAGCGGTTGGAGGCTGAGGGCGCCCCCGGCGAACTCGACGTTCGCGGCCGGGCGCTGCTCCGGGCCAAGGTCGACGAGCGCCTCAGCCCCCTGGCGCTGGCTACGGCAGGTTGAGCAGCTTGCGCGCCTCGGCCTTGATCGCCGTGTTCAACACTCCGCCACCCAGGAACAGGCCGCCGTCGAACACGCTGGCCATGTCCTGTCTGGCCCGGGGGCTCAAGGTCTGCACGTATGCGGACACGCCTGAGATGGCCAGTTCCAGCGTCGCCAAGCGCTGCGTGAGCCCTTGCACCTTGAGCTCCAGGTGCTGCACGGCCTGCGCCGTCGCCAGTTGTTCGTCGTTGTTCATGCCGTCCTCCTCGCGGTTGGTTGCCTCGGTGGCACGACCAGCCTACCGCGGGGCGGGCGGCGCCTTCTCCAGTCGGGCGATGAGCAATGTCTGATTTGCTAGCCACCACGGTCGTTCCCTTGGACGGCGCCCTTGGCAACAGCGAGGTCGGCGTCCTGCTGGACGCGCCGGCGGCGGAAGCCGTCGAGGTCGAGGATCTTTGCCTCACCCCGGACGAGTGGCTGGCCCTGCGCCTGGCGCCGGCCGAACATCACCGCAACGACGCGGCTCCGGCCCGTGCGCATGTCGACCAGGCGCAGGGCATTGAGGGCAGGGCATGCGATCGGTGTCGTCATGCCGCGCATGCTGCGGCGCGGAAGGCGGTCGCCGCATGAAGCCCGTGCCTCAGTTTCTGCCGCCTCGCCAGTCGATCATCTACGCCTTCACCCGGCGGATGCTCGACGAGACTGGCGCGAACGCCAACAGCTTCGCCATGGCGCTGGCCGAGAAGTACCTGGCGCTGACCGCGCCGGACGTGCGCCAGGTGAAGTTCCGGCTGGGCGAGGGCGACGAGCTGATCGCCGCCATGCGCAACAACGGCCAGATCCTGCGCCGCTACATGGACGGCACGGTCAAGGTGCTGCCGGCGGATCTGGAAGACGCCTGGCTGCTGGCCCTGCCGCAGCCGTACCGCGACGAGTGCGAGCGCGCCCTGGCGGCGCGCCGTGGCCTGCTGGCCGTGCGCATGCCCGAGGGCCCGGCCTCCACGATGGGCTCGGTGGCCGAGCTGTTCCAGGGCTACAGCAAGCTGATGGAAGCGGTGGCCCCGGCGCTGGCCGATGGCCGGCTCGGCCCGGAAGACCGTGCCCACGCGCCGCGGATCAAGCAGGAAGGGCGCCGGGTTGTCGCCGCCGTGCTCAGCCTCGAGCACGAGCTGGACGTGGCCGTGTATGGCGAGGCCGAGGGTTGATCGCCATGGCCCGGGACACGCGCTGGATGCACCCGCCGGCCCGTCCCACCACCGCCACCCGGCGTGCCCTGGCCGGCATTGCCGCCGTGCTGGACGAGCCGGTGCGGGAGCGCTCCAGCGACGACCTGCTGGCCGAGCTGGAACAGCGGCGCATCGATGCGCAGGCTGCGACCGGCGGGCAGGGCGACCTGTTCCGCGGGAGGGCGTCCTGATGGCGCACCACGTCGTATGGGGTCACGGCCGCAGCTGGATCGTGCACCGCGTGGAGGACGACCGGATCACCTGGGCGTCGCGCTGGATGCCGACCCGGGCCCGGGCTCAGGCACTCGCCACGGCGCTAACCCCGCCCTCATCAGCGGCAGTTGGAACCCCGGATCGATCGCGCCAGCTGGGAGCATGTACCCCCATGACGACGCAACGAACCACAGTCGCCCCCCGGGGTGCCACCGCATGAGCGTAAGCAGGTGCATGGGACTGGCCATTGAGATCGCCCGCCGGCCGCGCAGTGAGTGGGCGGATGCGATCGCGCGCGTTCGGCCCCAGTGTCCGCACAGCGATTGCACGGGCGGCATCGGCTGCCAGCAGCGCATCCGGGAATACCTCCAGCTGCAGTGGCGGATGCTCGCCCGCCGCGAGGCGGGGAAAGGGGGCGGTCGGTGAGCCTGCACGCCCAAGTGGACATCCATGGCCTCAAGGCCCGAGTGGACCTGGTTGAGGTCGTGCGCCGCTATGTGCCCGCGCTGAAGAAGCAGGGCAGGGAGTGGCTCGGCCTCTGCCCCTTCCACGCGGAGAACTCCCCGTCGTTCTACGTCCTGCCGGCCAAGGGCTACGTGCATTGCTTCGGTTGCGGGGCGCACGAGGACGTCGTCGGCTTCCTGGCACGCATCACCGGCTGCACCTTCATCGAAGCCTGCCAGCAGCTGGATGGCCAGCAGTTCGCGACCGCTCGTGAGGGTGTCCGCGTCGAGGATCCAGCGCCGCTCGCCGGTACGTGGGTGCCAATAACGCCTGTTCCCGACAGCGCGCCGGATCTGATGGCCACCAACGGCTGGACGGTACGGCTGTGGAATCCCAAGTCGGGGAAGCTGCGGGCGATGAAGCCCTCGCGAGTGGATCCCTACCGCGACGCGGAGGGCCGACTGCTGGGCTACGTCCTTCGTGCGGACACCACCGACCGCAACACCGGCAAGGCCAAGAAGTGGACCCCCACGGTGACCTGGTGCGCCGGGCCAGATGGAAAGCAGCAGTGGTGCCTGCAGCACTGGCCGGCGCCGCGGCCGCTGTGTGGTCTGGATGCGCTGTCGGCCAAGCCTGACGCACCGGTGCTGATCGTCGAGGGCGAAAAATGCCGCGCGGCTGGCGCTGGCGCGTGGCCACAGTACGCGGTCGTGACGTGGCCGGGCGGCAGCAATGGACTGGCCAAGGTGGACTGGCGGCCGCTCGCCGGCCGCGAGGTTGTGCTGTGGCCGGACGCCGACGAGCCGGGCCTCAAGGCCATGGTCGGGTGGAGCAACGACGCCGGTCGCAGCGTGGCCGGGGTGGCGGCGTACGCCGCCCGTGTTGGGGTTCGCTCCATCCGTCTGGTGGATACGGCCGGGCAGGCGCGCGGCTGGGACGTTGCGGACGCCCTGGAGGTAGATGGCTGGACTCCCCGACAGCTGGCGGCCTGGGCCGCCGCCCGCGTGGTCGACGTGACCGTGGTGCGGGCATGAGGTCCGAGGGCACGCAGCTGGACCTGATGCGCCACGCGCCAGCCGAACTTGCGCGCGCGTGCCGGGTGGCAGCGGAGACCGCCCTGATCAACCCATACGAATCACAGGCCGACCGCCAGGCGCGTGCGGCCGCATATCTGGCCGAGGCGGCGCGCCTTGGGCAGCTGGAGCAACACCGGGGATGAGCGTGCCGAAGCGCAAGAGTATGACCGTCATCGACGGCGGCAAATCGACAGGGGGTAGTGCAGGCGGGGGCGGGACCGGCGGAGACCGGCCGGACGACTCCTGGCGCGATGCGCTCACCTTCACCCGCGACGGCAATGTCGAGGGGAAGCTGCACAACCTGATGCTGATCATGGAGAACGATCCGCGCCTGGCTGGGCTGTGGTGGCTCAACGAGTCCAGCAACCAGATCGAGCTGACCCGGGATGCGCCGTGGCGGGGCGGCAATCGCCGCGAGTTCGTCGATGCGGACGCGTATGAGCTGGCCGCATGGCTGCAGAACCCCGGCACCTACGCGGCCAACTGCAGCGATGACGGCGTGCTCAAGGCAGTGGTGGCAGTGGCCAGGCGCTACCGCCGACACCCGATCCGCGAGTACCTCACGGCCCTGAAGTGGGACGGCACACCGCGCGTAGAAAGCATGCTGGTTGACCTGTTTGGGGCGCCGGACAACGCCTACAGCCGGCGCGCAGCGCTGTGTTTCGCGGTGAGCGCGGTAGCGCGCATCCTGTGGTTCGACCCGAAGCAGCCCGCCGTGGGTGCCCAGGTGGACTTCATGCTGGTGCTGGAAGGTGAGCAGGGCAAACGCAAGTCCAGCGCCCTGCGTGCCCTGTTCGGCAGCGACTGGTTCGTGGAAACCAGCGAGTCGCCGACTGGCAAGGACTTCTACCAGGTGATCCAGGGCGTCTGGGGTGTCGAGATCGGCGAGATGGACTCGTTCGGCAAGGCCGACGTCACCGCGGTCAAGACGGCCATCACCCGGCGCGTGGACAAGTTCCGTGCTCCCTATGAGCGGGTGCCCCGATCCTACCGACGCGAGTGCGTGTTCGCCGGCACCACCAACGAGCACCAGTACCTGCGCGACCCCACCGGTGGCCGACGCTTCCTGCCCGTGCGGACCGAAGGCGACGTGCGGCTGGACCTGATCGTGGAGCTGCGGGACCAGCTGTGGGCCGAGGCCGTGCATCTGTTCGACCAGGGCTTCAGCTGGTGGGAGTTGCCGGCGGAGGCCTCCGAGGAGCAGGAAGCCCGCTACATGAGCGACAGCTGGGAGGACCGAATCCTCCGCTGGCTCGCCGGCAAGATGCCGGGCGAGAACGCCTACCCGCCGCGCGTCGGGGTGGGGTGGGGTGAGTTCGCCGAGTGGACGACCACCGACGAGCTGCTGCGCTACGCGATCGGCGCGGACGCATCCAAGCATGGCAAGCCGGAGCAGATGCGCATCTCCGCCGTCATGAAGCGCCTGCACTGGCGCAAAGAGCGGCGTCTGGTCGAGGGGCTGCGGATCTACGTCTGGGAGCCGACCGCGGCCGCAGAGCGGCCACAGGCAGCCGCCAGGCCGATCAACGCGATGGAGGGCGACGATGACCCGCCGTTCTGATCGATTGCCCAACCTGCCCAACCTCTGCCCAACCTCGCTGCCCAACCTCAGCCCTTGTGCCGTGGGGGTCTGCCCAACCTGCCTAACTTTTCGGCCTCGCGCGTACATGTACTGCACCGATTTGCACGATCTAGAAAACTCAAAACAGGTTAGGCAGGTTGGGCAGGTTGGGCAGAGCCTTGCGCCGCAAGGGATTCCGGCTGCCCAACCTCTGCCCAACCTCGCCCGAGGTTGGGCAGTGCCGTGTTCCACGGGAATCCGGCGTCACCAGGCAGGTGCGGCGGGGACGAGGGCATGGGTCCTCCCGGCACCCGCGCGCACTGCGGGTAGCAAGGCCGCAATTTGCGTGCATCTTCCCGTTCCGGGTTTGGTTCCGTTGGTACCGGGTGGTTCCGCATGAGTTCCGGAACTGACCAGGCCTACATGTCCACGGCGGAGTACGCCGCGCACCGCGGCTGCAGTGACTCTTTCGTCCGCCGCCTGCGCCGCGAGGGCAAGCTTGTTTGCGACGGCCGGCGGATCCACGTGGCGGAAAGCGACCGGCTGCTGGCCAACATCACCGACCCTGTGCGTGGTGGCGATCGCACGCAGCCAGCGGGGGGCGCGGCGAGTCGCGCTGCAGCGGCGGACGAGGTGCAGGAGGCGATCCGCCGCGAGCGGATGGCCAAGGCCCGCTTGGCGGAGCTGGAGCTTGGCGAGGCGGCGAAGGAACTGGTGCGCGCCGAGGGCGTGCGCCGCGCGGTTTTCACGCTGGCGCGTGACGCGGTCAACAGCTTGCAGGGCATGCGTGGTCGCTTGCGCGACCGGCTGGCAGCGACCTCCGACCCTCGCGAGGTAGACCGGCTGCTGGAGGAAGAGATCGTCGCCCTCTGCTCGCGCATGCGCGAGTCGGCGAAGGCACTGGGAACCGACGCGGCGCCGGCGCCCGCAGGCCCAGACGCGGACGCCGTGGACGCCCCTGAGGCTGACGTGGAGGATGCCGAGTGAGCCTGGACATGTTCGCCATGGACGTGCCGCTGCCGTGCGCCGAGGGGCTGGTCCGCGACGCCTGGGAAGAAGGCTGGACCCTGCCGGAACGCCTGGACGTCTCGGACTGGGCTGACAAGCACCGCGTCATCGCGAAGGGCGCGGGCGCCGAGCCGGGGCAGTGGGTCACCGACCGCCATCCGCCGCTGCGCGAAATCATGAACTGCCTCAGCGAGCACAGCCATGTGCGGCTCGTGGATTTCATGAAGAGCGCGCAGGTCGGCGCCACGGAGATCGGCATCAACTGGGCGGGCTACGTCATCGACCGCGGCCTGGACTCGATGATCGTGGCCCAGCCGGTGAAGGAGCTGGCGAAATCCTGGACCACCAGCAAGTTCGACCCCGCCATCGTCGAGATGCCGGAGCTGCTGGCCAAGCTGGACGCCGACAACACCTTCGAGAAGCGGTTCCCCGGCGGGACCATGTGGGTCATCTGGGCGAACTCGTCCAAGCAGCTTCGCCAGCGCACGGCCCGATACATCTTCGCCGACGAGGTGGACGAGTACCCGCGCGACATCGGAGGGCAGGGGCCGGCGGACCAGCAGCTGGCCGCCCGCGGCATGTCATACGGTGAGCGCGCCAGGGTGTACCGCGCGTGCACGCCCACCATTGCCGGCGCCAGCGCGATCGAGGCGGGGTTCCTGGAGGGCGACCAGCGCTACTACCACGTGCTGTGCCCGCATTGCGGCGGTGAACAGGTGCTCGAGGTGGAGCGCCTGACGCCGCGCGGCACCTTCGCCTGTGCGGTCAACGGCTGCGAGATCGAGGAGCACCACAAGACCGAGATGTTCCGCGAGGTCGGTTACGGCGGCACGGCGCGCTGGGTACCGCACAACTCGTCCGCGCCGGACTGGCATCGCAGCTACCACCTGTGGGCTGCCTACTCGCCGCTGGGCCTTGGCCTGTCGTGGCGCAACATCGCCGACAAGCGGGCCGAAGCCGAGCGCAATCCTGAGCTGGCTGCCGGCTTCCGCAACCTGGTGCTGGGGATCACCTTCGAGGGCGACCGACAGGAGCAGGACGCGGACGTGGTGGCGACGCTGGCTGAGCCCGGCGTGCACCGCGGCACCGTGCCGCATGGCGGCCTGGTGCTGAGCGCTGGCGTCGACTTCCAGCACGACCGGGCAGAGGTGCAGATCATCGCCACCGGGCGCGGCCAGCGTCGGTGGGTGGTGGACTACCAGGTGGTCGACCTGGATCCGACGTTGCCGGAGACCTATGTCGCCCTGGACGAGCTTCTCCAGGGCACCTGGCGCACCCGGCAGGGCGTGGACATGCCGATCAGCGCGGTGGCGCTCGACGGCGGCAACTGGACCGAGATGGTGGCGCAGTTCGTGAAGCGGCTGGTCGGCAGCTCCGGCTCTGCCCGCGTGCTGAAGACGTCTGCCGGATTCGTGAAGCAACACCTCTACCTGGTACGCGGCCGTGCCGAGAGGCAGTCGGACCGGGCCGTCTACCGCCCGAAGAAGACCGAGATCAACCAGCGGGAGAAGACCATCGCGCGGAGCGTGGGCGTCTGGGGCGTCGGCACGTCGGTGCTCAAGCACATGGTGTGGGGCTGGCTGAACGCCGCGATCGCGGCGCGGGACAGCGCCCAGGAGCAGGGCGAGGCGGAGGATCTGTCTGCGCGCATGCTGCGCTTCCCTGGCGGGCGTGGCGACGCAAAGCCTGATCCGTTTAACCCGGACCCCGGTGCGCTACTGGAGACGTACTGGAAGGGGCTGACCTGCGAATACTACGACCAGGACGCCGGCCGGTGGATCGCTCCGAAGGGTGCCCGCAACGAGCCGCTGGACACGCTGGTGTACGCGGTCTGGGCCTCCCTGGCGCCGGCCATCAAGGCCGACGCGATGCGCGACAGCCAATGGGAGGCGCTGGAGGCGGTGTACCAGCCAGTGGCGCCTGATCTCTTCAGCGGCTTTGCGCCGGAAGCGGACGGCGGAGCCGCGGCCGAGAAACTCGGCTCCGATTCCCGTGGAACATCACAGCCCGCCGCGCAGGTTGCGGCGAGGCCGCCTGTCGCCCCGCCGCCGCGCTGGCAACGGGGCATGCGAAGCAAGGGGGTGCAGTAGATGGCCAACCTGAAACAGGTCGACGCAAGGCTGCGGGTCTGGGCCGCGGCGCTGGTTGGCGACCAGGTGCAGCGCTCCGCGCGAACGGGTGGCGAGCGCATCGACGCGCTTCCGGATCAGCTGCAGGCCGCGATCGAAGTGATGGAGGTGGAGACGCTGGTCCAGCGCATGGAGCGGTCTGGGCGCTGGAAGGAGGGCAGGGTGCTACGGACCGAGTACATGCTGGCCGGCCTGCCGGAGCGGGAGAGGCTGGCATACCTCAGTCGCAACGGCGCGGCCATGAGTCGCACGAGCTACTACGCCTATCTCACCAGTGCTAAAGCCTACGTTGAAGGTGCTCTCAGCTCCGCCCCTGCAGCGCCCGGGGCGTCCATTCGCATGGGTATGGTCGGGTGAAGTAGGCGAAACTGGGGTTCTTGCGCTCGGTGGAATATATGTGGTTATATTTTGCCGACCAGATTGCAGTCGAGGCAGCGAGTGAGCGGACAAGCCGAGGTTGAAGCCGTTTTGGAACCCTACGTCGGCGCGCTGCGTCAGATTGTCCTGGAGGCTTGGGCGCAATGGATGGCAAGCGATAAGCCCGCCCGCTGGTTAATGAAGCGGAGTCGTGCATCGTTCGTCTGGGAGGAGATGATTGAAGCGGCTCACCGCCTCCTGGGGTCAGACCCGAGGGTCACGATCATCCGTAAGCACGAAACCTTCTACTTCGTGCTTGACGGACGCTTTGCGTTCCGGTTCAAGCATTGTGACCAGGATGGCTTTACGAGCAACTATCCGACTCAGGCAGCGCTGGACTTCCACGATCAAGCGGAGGGGCTGAGTGGCATCCCAACGGCATTGAAGTTTGAAGTGGGGTACGTCCTCAACCCGACAGAGACCGCAGTGGCCGACATCAGGGTCGTGGCGCGACGCGGGTCCGTAGTCGACTGGCAGTTCTCGATCCTCAACCGTGGTGAGGCCGCTACGCCTGTCACTGCTTTGCCCATCGCACCCACGCCTGCCGCACCGCCTGTCGCTTCGCGCAAGCCGCTCGTTCGCGTAAAATCCCGCGCCGCAGAAGAGAAGCAGTCTGAGAAGTCGTGATGAACAGCCCGGTCGCTAATCCGGCGGTAGTGAAGGTTGCGCGGCAGGCAAGGGGGCTCAGTCAGGCACAGCTCGCCGATCAGGCGGACGTAAGTCAGGCCGCGGTGTCCAAGCTGGAAGCCGGGATCATGCAACCCACCGCGGAGTTGATTGAAAAGCTCGCGGGCGTGCTTTCGTTCCCGGTGACTCTGTTCTATGAAACAGACCCCATTTTTGGGGTGCCTGTGAGCGTGAGCTACAGGAAGCGGGCGAGCGTAGGGGCTCGGGCTATCGATCGGCTGGAGGCGGAGATAAATCTCCGCCTGATGCATCTACGGCGCCTCCTGAGTTCGATCGAGCATGTGCCGGAGCTTCCCTTCCCAGAACTCGACGTCGATAGTTTTGGGGGGAGCGGGACGCGAGTTGCGCAGCTGGTGCGTCAGCACTGGGGGGTGCCAAGCGGGCCGCTGATCGACCTCACGTCACTGGTGGAGCGTGCCGGGTGCATCGTGCTCCCGTGCGAGTTCGAGAGTCTGGGTGTTGACGGTCTGACTCTGCGGCCCCCTGGACTGCCAGTGTGTATCTTCCTCAATTCGAGCATGCCTGGTGACCGTCAAAGGTTCACCCTTGCGCACGAGTTGGGGCACGCAATCATGCATCGTTTGCCCAGCGCAGAGATGGAGCAGCAGGCGGATGACTTCGCAGCTGAGATGTTGATGCCCGCACGGGACATGATTGATGCATTTGCAAGCGGGATCAGTCTGGCTCGTCTTGCTGCGTTGAAGCCTATCTGGCGCGTCTCGATGGCTGCGCTGCTGTACCGAGCAAAGGCGCTGGGCTGTATATCGACCCCCCAAAGTCAGGCCCTCTGGCGGCAGATGAGTGCGCTTGGCTATCGGCGCCAGGAGCCACCGGAGACGGCTGTACCTGCCGAGCGGGCGACGGTATTCGCAGATATCTTGCGGGCGTACCGTGAGGAGCTGGGCTATAGCCTGTCCGAGTTGGCTCAGCTGCTCCACATGCACGCCGACGAACTTCGAGGTAAGTACGGCTTGATAGATAAGCCCCCTGCCGTTCACCTGCGACTGGTGAAGTAGCTTCGGGTGTTGCGTCCGGACATTGCATGACAAGAATGGGTAAGCGGCGAGGTAGCCGCTGCCCAGCGAAGCCCCGCCATCGTGCGGGGCTTCTTTCTTTTGGAGCCCCGGTCGTCCCGCCGCCGGAGCGCTCATGGCCACCCTGCAGGAACAACTCGCCGAAGCCGAAGCAGCACGCCACAAGCTGCTGACGGGCACGGCGCGTGTGTCCTTCCGCCATGGCGACCGCCAGGTGGAGTACAGCAAGACCGACCTCGCGGCGCTGGAAAGCTACATCGCGGAGCTGCGCCGCCGTATCGCCGGCCGCATGCCCCTGCGCCGGCGCATCAGCTACGTGGTGCCGTACTGATGGGTGCCGCCGCCGTCGCCAAGGAACGCCTGCTGGGGGCCGTCGGCCAGGACCGGGCCCTGCGCGCTGGCATCCAGGTGGCGCTTGCCGCGGCCCAAGGCACCGCCCAGGCCAGCGCAGCAGACCTGCAGGGCACCCGGTGGCGTGGCGCCTCGCGCACGCTGCGCAGCCTGCAGGCGTGGAACGCCCCGGTGGGCAGCGGCACCAGCGATCTTGCCGGCCACGAGCTGGTGACCCTGCGCGCACGTAGTCGCGACGCCTTCCGCAACTTCCTGGTCGGCCGCGCCGCGATCCTCCGGAGCCGCACGGCGATCGTCGGGACCGGGCTGGTGTGCCGTCCCAGCGTGGATGCCGAGACGCTGGGGCTGACGGCCGATGAGGCCGAGGCCTACAACACCCGCCTGCGCACCCACTGGGAGCGCTGGGCGGAGGAGCCGCAGGAATGTGACGCGGAGGCGACGCACGACATCTACGGCCTGCAGGCGCTGGCCCTGATGTCGGCCATGGCCAGCGGCGACGTGTTCGCCCTGACTCCGTACGCGGTGCGCGAGGGAGGCGTCGCCGGGCTGAAAGTGCAGCTGGTGGAGGCCGACCGGGTCAGCAACCCGAACGACGGCCCGGACACGCCCGCGTGCGTCGATGGCATCGCCGTGCAGGGGCCCGAGCCCGTCGGCTGCTGGGTGCGCAACACCCACCCAGGTGACCGCATCGACATGCGGATGCCGCGATGGCAGTACTACCCGTTCTTCGGCGCCGAGACCGGCCGCCGGCGCGTCCTGCACATCTGGAACGACAAGGAGCGACCGGGCCAGGTGCGGGGTGCGCCCTACCTGGCGCCGGTGCTGGAGCCGCTGAAGCAGCTTGAGCGGTACGGCGACGCCGAGCTCATGGCGGCGGTCATCTCGGCCATGTTCACCGTCTTCATCGAGCGCGACAAGGAAGCGTTCGATGACCAGGGCAATGCGCTGGGGCCGTTCAGCGGCGACGCAGGTGCCAACGGCGACATCGCCCTGGGCAATGGCGCGGTGGTGGACCTGGCACCCGGCGAGAAGGCCAAGGACACCAACCCCGCACGGCCGAACGTCAACTTCGACCCGTTCTTCGTGGCGGTGACAAAGCAGATCGGCGCGGCGCTGGAGATCCCGCTGGACGTGCTGCTGCTGCAGTTCAACAGCAGCTACTCCGCCGCCCGCGCGGCGATGCTGGAGGCGTGGCGCTTCTTCAATCTTCGTCGGTGGTACCTCGTTCAGCAGTTCTGCCAGCCCCTGTACGGCCTGCTGATCGACGAGGAAGTGGCAGCGGGCCGCCTTGTGCTCTCCGGCTACAGCGACCCGATCCGGCGCCGCGCCTGGACGCGCGCCCTGTGGATCGGCCCCGCCCGCGGCTCGATGGACGAGCACAAGGAAGCCAACGCCGCCAAGACCCGCATCGAGATCGGCGTCAGCAACGAAGCAATGGAAACCGCCGCGATGAACGGCGAGGACTGGCACACCGTCTACGGCCAGCGCGTGCGCGAGATCCGCCAGCGCCAGGCCGACGGCATCTGGGTGCCGCCCGCGACGAGCCAGCCCGCCACTTCCGAGCCGGCCACGGCGCAAGGAGACACCGAATGATCGACGCCCTGCAGCTCGCCTCGGCCCGCCCGTGGGTGATCCAGCCCGAGTCGCTGGAAACCATCCTGGCCGTGGCCGAGCGCTTCGGAGATCCTCAGGCCCTGCAGGCAAAGCTCGGGCGTCCGCTCGACAACACCCGCAGCGTCGTCGTGCGCGACGGCGTGGCGGTCATCCCGGTCACCGGGCCGATCTTCCGCTACGC